CCCCGGTCAATATCCTCGTCGCCCCCATATTCTGGGGACGGGATCAGCTCGATCAGGTCGATGAGAACGGCCGCTTTGCTTTTGATCTCGTCAACGATGCTGGCACCGGACGGATTAAAGCTGATGCCTACGCGATACTCGCCTTTTGTCATATTCACGCCCTCGCAAACCCGCGGGGGTCGTCTACCACCGCTTCAACTGTGTCGTCGTTGATGAGGCGAAACTCTTTGCCGCCAATCGTGAACCGCGTGCCCGAATAGGACCGGAAGATCACGAAATCACCCTCTTTGCACCATGGCCCACTCGAGAACTTATTCGGGTCCGAGTACGCATCCGCGCCTACAGCGACAACCATGCCGATGATTGAGGCCGTCTGCTCTGCGTTTTTCAGGCTATCTGGGCGATATACGCCGCCTGTGGTCTTCTCTTGCACGTCTAGCGTCGCAATGAGTAGGTGGTACCCAACCGGGTTGGGGAGCCGTAGGCGCGTCGCCTCGTCTAGCGGTGTTGGTTCGTACATCGTATACCTCGTGCAGCGGTTTCGGCCCGCTGTAACCGTCGCCGGACTACCCGGCATGCGCTACAATATGTAGCGTTTACTCAGTCCTCAATATACCTCTGCTCGATTTCTGTAATATCGGCAAGCATTATCTCGATCGCCTCTACCTTTGCGGTAGCCTTTGCGTACTGGACGTAATCCTTGGCGCCCCCTGCTAACAGGTACTCGGTTACCTGCGCTTTGTACTCATTCATGCGGCGGCGAAGGGCCTCTAGTTCGTTCATTGTCCACCCCCCTGTGGCTTGGTTGCGTCTCTGATAATCGCTTCCGCGGCTTTAAGGCCCAGCTCTGCGCCTTGCTGCTTCTCCGCGCTGGATTCCTTGCGGATGTCCGTCGCCAGCTTGGCCCCGATGTTGGCCCCCGCGCGCCGATCTTCCGATTTAATCCGGTCAGACTGAACCTCCACGTTTGCCATCCGGATTGTGGCGTCCAGCTTCAGTTTTTCTAGGTCCATGAGCGCCTCGTGCTGGGCCTTCGCTTCCTTCAGCGACACCTCGCGCTGCTTGATCTCCAGCTCCGCACGTTGGATTTGCGTCAGTGGGTCTTGGGCGGCCTCTTGTGCCGCCTGCGTTGCTGCTGCCGCTTGGTTCTTTTGCAGTAGTTTACCCGCTGCGGCCGCCGTTAGACGCGATATTTCCCGCTCTACATCTTCTGGCAGCGTGGCTTCTGGGTCTGGCATTTCTACGCCCAGATGTGTTTGAATCTCCACCCGGTACTGCATCGCCACGTGCTCGGTGATGTGCGCCGCCAATGCGCTCTGGATGGCCGCCGCAAACGGCGACTGCCCGACAAGCTGCATGATCTTGGGGTCTTGCGCCGCCGCCAAGTGCACCGCGATGTGCGCCTCATGGTCCTGATAGGCAAACGCCTTTATCGGCTCTTGCTTCAGGATCGCCATGTTCTCGGTTACCGGGTCCTTCGGCTTGATGTCTTCTGGCAGCTTGATGATGTCGTCCGCGTCTTGGATGCCCAGTACCTCGAGCATCTGACGATGCAATTTGCCAAGGTCATACAGCTGGGGCGCCTGTTGCGCCAGCTGCAGTGCTGCTTGGTACTGTACGACGCGTTGCGCCATAGTAGCTGCGTTCGGGTCGGATACCGGTACGACGTCAACACTACGGTTAAAGTCGTCAACCCGGCTAAACTCCCCCTCGATCTGGTAGTCGTACTGTGCGGGCATGTAGTCGTGGATTACCGCTGCGATCAGCCGCAGTTCCCGCTTCAAGGACGCGTGCAGGCGCGCTTGTACGCCGGTCATCACTTTCATGGACCGCTCGAGCAGGGCCAGTGTTGTGCCTACTGGCGCCTCGGGGTTCATGTTGCCTACTTGCACATCGGCCACAGAGCCGATGCGACGGCCTTCCTCGACCACGTTGCCGAGTAGCTGATACAAGACTGCGGACGGTTCTTTGTACGGGAGCGGGAACAGCGAATCACGCAGTGTACCCCCGCCCACGTCTACGTCGCGCCACTCGCCGGGCTGCAGCGGGGTGCCGTCACCCTTAATCCGCATGCCCCGGGCCTTCAGCCCTGCAGGCAAGTTCGACAGCGTACCGGCATCGATGAGCTGGCGCATGATTGAGGTCGCGGACTTTGCAAGTCCCCCGATCATATGGATAAGGCCGGTGCCGTAGAACCCCATGCCGGGCAGATACCGATAGTGCACAAAGTGCATGCGTTTCATCTTGCGTTTGTCGTCGTCATACCAATTCCGACGGATTGCCAGAATCTCACGGGATGACTTGTCGATTGTGACCACATACGGCCGCGGGATGCCGTCTGGGTCGTCGTATTCCTCGGGCATGTTCATTGTGACGTGCATTTCCAGCACTGTGTGCCGGTCGTCGTCGTCGATCACGGCTTCTTCGCCGTTCATCTCGTCGTATTTCTCTTGGATATCGGACATATCGGCCGTGGGTTCCGGCAACTCCACGTCGCGGTAGAACCCCCCAACCTGCAGTTTCATGATCTCGATCGGTGTTTTCTTCATCACGTGCGTGTACCGCTCGCAGGTCTGCAGGTCCGAGGCCCCGTATGACACGACGAAGTCCTCCGCGGGTACAAACGCTGACACCGCGCGCTCTAGTAGCGGGTCGTAGTATACCTTTTTGAACGAAGACCCGGCCAGCGGTAGGCGGAACAACATCTGTTCCATCTCTTCGCGGTACTCCGGCATGTGCTCCGTCAGCTGGTAGTTCAGCTCTTGCTGTACCCGCTGCGCCTGCTCGGTTTTCTCCGTGGTCAGCTGACCGACAATCTTTGTGCGCACTGGGCCCGAGGCGGGGAACAGCTCACCCATGGCCTGCGCTTGGAACCGCACCACGGCCTCGGTCAACATAGGGTGAAACACCCCGGACGCGCCTTCCCATGGCTGGCTGCGCTCCTCAATCTTCATGCCCAGCAGGTCAAGCCCTTTGACGTATGCCTTGGCCCAGTCGGACCGCGACATCCTGTCGGACTCGAATGACGCCACGAGCTCGCTGGCCATACTGCCCAGAACATCTTCGTCTATGAAGTCCGCTAGGTTCGCGTCATGGTCGGGCGTCTCTATGAGTTCGCCGTTTTCGTCAACTTCGAGCTCGACGATAATGCTACCGTCTTCCTCCTCTTCGCCGGGAGGCATCTCGATCTCGACCTCGAGCGCGTCAGGGTCCTCGGCACCAAAGGCATCAGTCATGTATTCTTCGGTGAAGGGCTCAAGCGGTTTCTCGATGGCCATGGGGTGCTCCTAGCATGATTTCGCTAATAGTAGTCTACTTTGCCTCTGTATGGCAACTCGTCGTCATCTTCATCCGTCGGTAGCCGTAAAAACCCCCCTTGGCGGAATCTCAGCAGTGCCATTATGCACGTATCGACGTGGTCGTCGTTGGCCATAAACGGGAACCCCGCAATCTCCTCTACGACCTCCTCGGCCCAGCGCCTCTCGGGTACCCAACACATACCCGCCGATATGATGTCGGCCACCGAGTTCAGGCGGGCCATCTTGTCACCCGTGCCGCGGTGCGGCGTATACTCCTGCACGGGGATACCCGCACGGCGCATTTCTTGGTAGAGGGCGGTACCGGCAGACTTCTTCTCGACAATAAACGCGTCCGGGTCCCACTCCTTATACTCTTCCATGGCCATGCGCTTCAGTTCGGGGAACTCGAGGCGTTGCTTTATGGCGTTCAGCAGAATGATCTGGTGCGAGTTCTCCTGCTCGTTCTTAAACACACCCCATGTCGTCAGCGAGGTAAAGTCGGCACGGTTGTTTGTCTCGGCCGCCGCATCGAGAGACATGATCACGTACTCGCACGTCGGTGGGTCATCTTTAGTCCACGACCGCCACCATTCGCGCTTGATGATCGCCGCTTCTTCGGCTGTCGGCGTCTGCTGATACTGCGCGTTCCACTGGAACACCGGCATAGATGCCTTTGTGCGCCGTAGCGCCGGTAGGTCGAAGAACTCAGGCCATAGCGCCTTCTCTACTATGGTCTCGTGGCCGTCGTCATCGGTGACCGGGACCGACATGATTGCGGGAAACTCAAAGACCCCC